TAATATCAGTTTGTACAGATAGAGAATTTATTGACTATCTTGCAGTTTATGACCAAACTAATAAAACAGGTGGTATAAGTGATATGTTTGATAGACCAATTTCTAAAGATGAACTTTTAGATAAAAGTAAATTTCAAAAAGGTCATAATAAATCCTTGAGAAAATCTGGCACAAATGATATTACAAATTTTACATTAGAAGATGGTCAGGTTAATGTAAGAAAACAGGCACAAAACTATTAAAAAGTCTTTAAGTGGTCTTCGGTTAGTATCAGAAATTTCATGTTTCGTTTAATACACCAAGCATACGCCGTTGACCACTTTCTTCTATTTCTCTCATAAGTAACCAACGCATTTTTATAAGTACGAGATTCACGTAAAGGTTTTTTAGGTTTACGTGTTTGTGCTTTAGGTTTAATCTCTACAATAAACTTCTTAAACGTGCCGTCTGATTGTCTAACTTTCATATAGAAATCAGGATAGTATCTATGTGGCCTATTGTCAACTGAACGATAGTAAATTGCTATTTCTTCACTACCCCATTCCATTACAGCCCTAGTTTTATCACAATAAATCATAAAACGTTTCTCCCAACTAGACCTATAAATAATGTTGTTTACATTGCCTTTATATTTCTGTGGGTTGAGTGGTTTGTATATACCTGAATAAGGGCGTTTATCTGGATTCTTCAACTTCTTCATAGAATCTATTTATTATCAACATAAATAGTAGTATGGCAAGTGTATTTGACACAATCAAACAAAGAGCAGGAGATGCTCAAAAATCTGCTACTTGGTATAGAACGCAAGTAAATAAAATAGCGAGTGGCACAACTGCTAAACAATTGTTTAGACAAAACAAACTAAATGGTCGTCCTAGCGTAGGTAGATTGAACTTGTTTGGGTACAACCCTAAATTAAGAAAAACTCTACCTTATTATGACGTGTTCCCATTAGTGTTGCCATTAGAACCAATATCAGGTGGGTTTATGGGTATGAACTTTCACTATTTGCCACCTCTATTGAGATTTAAACTATTAGAACGTATGCAGGCAACAGCGTCTGATGGAAGATTTGATAAGAATACGAGATTTGAAGTTGCCTATGATGATGTAAAGAATGTTAAAATAGTAAAACCAACAATAAAGAAATATTTGTACGCATATGTACAGACAGGTTTTTTAAGAATAAATGCTGACGAGGCTGCAACAGCAATTTATCTACCTGTACAAAGATTTAAAAAGGCGTCTGAAGGACAAGTCTATGCAGATAGTAGGAGATTTATTTAATGTCATTAATTAGTATAGGTAAAAGAATAGGTGACATGGATATACGATTAGGTATACCACCTAGTAAACCACAATTCAATACAGCAGAAACAAATAAAAGATTCTCATACAACAACGTATCATCTAATTACAATTCTGTATTCAATCAATTTAGATCAGGTCTAACAGGTGCTGGTGGGTTGGCTAGACCTACGCAGTTTCTATGTACGATTGATGGACCACAAAGTAAAACATTACCACGTGATTACGTTTATGCTGACCCTACAGGTGGTAAGAAGGCTGCTGCTAGAATGGCAAAGAGTGCTAGATTAGCAGGTGCAATAAAAGAGAATTTACAATTAAGAATGGATCTATTCTGTTCTAACGTATCATTGCCAGGTAAAACAATTACAGATGATGTAAACGAAACATACTATGGTCCTAAAAGAGCGATAGCAAAGAACGTTAGTTTTGAAGAGGTTACATTAGAATTTTATACAAGTGTCAACTATGATGAACGATTATATTTTGAGGCATGGCAAAACTCTATCGTAGACCCTATAACTCACAATGTAGGTTATTATGATGACTATGCTACACCATGTATGATTACGATTACACCATTACATAAATCATTTACAGCAGCCCTTGCTAACTTTGAGCCATCAGGTGACGCAGTAAAAGATAGGGAAACAATACGTAAGAGTTTAGGTGACTCATCTGGTTTCACATCATATCAGGTACAGATGTACGAAGTATGGCCTAAAACTATTGCTTCTACACCATTGTCATATGACGCTCAAAATCAATTAGTAAAAACAAGTGTAACATTTACATATAGAAATTATGCTACATCAGCATGGAACTATTTAAGACAAGGTATGGATGTAGAGAATAGAAGAAACAAAAAAAATAGAGAAGAATATAGATCAAATACTACAGCATTACAAACTAACTTTTTAGATAACTTACCATTTGGTATAGGTAACGAGATAGGTAGAGCAGGTAGACAAGTCTATGAAAAGTTAAGAAGAAATTTGCCTATTGGGCGAGTAACGGGAGGGCGTGTGTTCCCGAAAGGTCTGCCAGACCCTAAAATCATACGTGATATATTATATTAAAGGAGTAAATAATGCTTAATTTTATGAAGACGCCTGAGCATGACTTAATATTGTCAAACGGTGTGAAGGTAAAGTACAGACCATTTTTAGTAAAAGAAGAAAAGATTTTATTGATGTCTGTAGAGAACAATGTAGAACAGGAGATGGTTAATACACTAATCAAAACTGTTCAAACTTGTGTATTGACAGATGGTATTGACGTTACAAAGTTACCAGTTTATGATTTTGAATGGTTATGGTTAAACATAAGATCAAAGTCAATAGGTGAAACTGTACAACTTAAACTAAAATGTCCAGATGATGAAACACAGGTTGTAGATTATGATTTTAATATTGAGAGTGTAAAACCAGACTTTAGTAAAAAGGTGGACACACATATACCTTTTTCAAAAGATTACGGTGTGATAATGAAAGTGCCTACTATAATTGAAGTGTCGGATAAGAAGACTATTATTGACCTTACAGTTAATTTAATGAGGGATTGTATTGCTCAGATTTACAATGGTGATGAAGTGTTTGAAACTTCAGACCTTGAAGCAAAAGAACTTGAGCAGTTTGTTGACAACTTGACTATGCCACAATTCAAAAAACTAAAAGATTTTTTTGAAACGTTGCCTATCATAAGTCACAAAATAAAATACAAGAACCCTAAATCGGGAGTAGAGCATGAGTTATTATTACAAGGGGCTTCTGATTTTTTTCAGTTACCCTCTTACATGAAAGCCTAGAGAGTTTTTATAGGACAAACTTTGCTTTAATGCAATACCATAAATACTCATTAGGTGACCTTGAAGGAATGTTACCATGGGAGAGGGAAATATATGTTGACTTATTGTTACAACATATACGAGAAGAAAACGAGAAGATAAGAGAAAAACAAAGAGGGAGATAATATGAACTTTTTAAAAAATATGTTAACTACAGGTTGGCTAGGTTTTAAATACGGATGCAAATCATTATGGCATTTTATTGAGGTAGAGATACCTGAATTGATGTCTAACTGGAGACTAGTACCAAGACTATTAATGCTTGCTTATGGTTGGGCATTTTTAGATGTAATCAATTGGTTTATGGCACTAGAGAATCCTAACAACGCACAGGCAGGGTTAGTGTCAGTAGTCGTTGGGGCTGGTGCAGGTTGGTTTGCAATATACGTAAACGGTAAACCATCAAAAGTAAAGAATAAAGAATAATGGCAGCACAAGTCGAATCCAAGGTCTTTAAAAAGGCTTCAGCAGAGAACTTTAAGTCGATTCTAAAAAGACAAAAAGAAGATGAATCTGATCCTAAGTTTGCTATATCTGACTCGTTACAAGAGTACCAATCTCAATTAGAGAGGTCTGCTGGTTACACAAGTCAGGCAAAGTTGAATGACGCAGAAATACGACAAGAGATAATCAACTTTGTTATAGACTATTCTGTTGTTGAACTTGACTCTTTGAAAGGTATGGATTTTGATGACGCAAAAACTCAACAACAAACTACAGAAAAAACAATCAACGAGTATGAAGGTCTATTTAAGAAAGGTATTATTTCAGAGGAAGAACTTGCATATATCCAAGAAACTGTAGGTAAAACGAATGCTGAATTAAAAAAAGTATTAGGGTTATCAACTAAATTATCATTATCATTTAGAGATTTTAAGAAAGAATTAAAACCACTTAAACTTGCTAAACGTATAGGTCTTACAAATGTTCCTATTATAGGCAAAAGAATAGAAAGAGCAATTGAGTCTGAAGAAAGAGCAGAGCAAAGAGGTATATCTGCTAAAAGACAATTGCGTAGAAAAGAAACAAAAGGTTCTTTAAAACAAGGCGATAGCACATCAACAGCTGCAGGTACAAAAGGTGGTAGAGAAGATATAGCAAAAAACGCAAGTGCTGGGTCGTTAGGTATGGATCTTATGCCTGATACAAGCGATAGTGGTCTTGCAGATAGTGAAGAGGCAACTGAACAAGAAAGAGAATCAGATAAACAATTTGATACATCATCAGGTTTATTAGAAAAGATTTACGAAGAATCAAAACTTACAAACGAACTATTAGGTGGTAAAAAAGAAGACGATAAAGGTTTCTTTGAGGGCATAGGTAATGCCTTGTTACCACTTGCAGCCTTATCAACATTAGGTGGTACAATTACAGGTGCAATCACAGGACTAGGTAGTACACTTGCAGGCTCAGTAAGAAGTATGTTAGGTCTACCACCAAAGGCACCTAAAGGGCCTGTGGGTACAACACCAAAGAATGTACCTAAAGGCACTACACCAGTAACAAGCACAGGTGCAGATAAAAAAGATTTAAAGACTAAAACAAAAACAGGTTCACTTGTTAAAAACAATCTTAAAAAAGGTGCCAAGGTAGCAGGTAAAGTGGCAGGTGGTGCTGCTAGAGTTGCAGGACGTGTATTCTTACCTCTTGCTGCTGTTATGGGCATGTTTGACGCTGCTAAAGGTGTTGCAGAAGCAGGTGATTTACTTGACAAAGAGGAAGGTGAAGAACTAACATTTAGAGATAAAGCGTCATCAGGTTTTGCTGGGTTCTTATCAGGTTTAACATTAGGATTAGTAGATAAGAAAAAGACTGCTAAGTTTCTTGCAGGCGATAGTGACTCACCATCAATTGCTGATCAACATAATGATTTAGGTCTTGTAAAGAACGATCAAAAGACGCTTGACAAGGTAGAAGAATTAAAGGCAGATAAAATAGAGAAATTAACAATAGGTAATGGTGAGGCTGGTACTACAATTAACAACATTAATAACAGCTCATCTAATACAACAAATAAAACAGAATACGGTTCAACAAACATAGGAACATCAAATCCAGATAGTACAGTTAAAGATCAATCTGTGATGATACCTTAATAAATATTAATATGAAAGCATTTAAAGCACTAACAACACTTATCAACGGCCTGAAGAACAAAGGCAACGTTTTACAAGGTCGTAATATACCATCATTTAGAACGATAGCAAGTAAAGCAGGTGTTATCAATTATAACCCTGGCAATGCAGATTACACATCAACAAGACACTCAATGAGCAATAACTTTTTTGTGTACCCTATAAACCATGAAGACCAAGAGCATTACATGTTATTTGATATTATAGAACGTGTAGCTGAAGAAGGTGGTGCAGGTAATAATAGAAGTGTAGGTAATCAATACTTAACAAAAAGAGCAGATAACCTTAACAAGGTCGTGTACAATGCAAATAGATTTTTTGGTGAAGGTTCTTCTAACATAGGGTTCGGTATACCTACAGGTAAAGGTTCTGCTAGAAATATAAAAAATACAATTGCAATATACATGCCACAAACATTAAAATTCAATATGCAGGCAGACTATGGTGCTGAAGAGGTTGGTATGATAACAGGTGCAATGGCAAAACTAAAAGACGCAGTTAATAGTGGTAAATTCTTTGGGTCAGATTTAGGATCAATTACAGCACAATTAGGTAAGGCTGTATCAGGTGTAGGTGCATTTGCCTCTGGTGGTCTATTGTCAGGTACACAGGCTGCATTGCAACGTAGAACAGGTATTGCCCCAGCAGCCATGCAAGAGATGATATTCAATGGCATAGATTACAGAAATTTTAGTTTTACATTTAAATTTACGCCACGTAGTAGAGAAGAATCAGATGTGGTTAATAAGATATTACATGCTATCAAAGACGCTATGTTGCCTGAAAGATACGGTGACGGTAGTAGTATTGCAGCCTACAAGGTGCCACATGAATTTGTAATTAGATTTATGAAAGGTACAGCAATCAACCCATACATAGATCAAATAGGATTGTGTGCTTGTACAGGTGTTGATATAGATTACGGCTCAGACAAATTTAGTACACACCCTAGTGGTGATCCTGTATCAATAGACGCAACATTAAGTTTTAGAGAACTAGAACTAATGGAAAGAAAACGTTACAACGAATTAAGATTGTCAGCAAGCAACGCACCGTCAGCTGCTGAAACAAAGGGGGTTAGATAATGCCATCATATTTTGAGAACTTTCCTAAAATTTACTATGACGCAGTAGGCAAAGGTGATTACAAGTTAGTCACAAACCTATTAAGACGTGTACAGATTAAAGAAGGATTAAGTGAAACGGCTGCTCTATTTGATCTATATGACATAGGTGGTGAAGACACACCAGAGTCAGTATCAGAGCAGTTTTATGGCGATCAACGATATTACTGGATAATATTATTATTCAACAAAGTCAAAGATAGATTTTATGATTGGCCTTTACCTCAAGCACAGTTTGAGCAATATATAAATGACAAGTACAATGCACCTAATGGCATACATCATTACGAAGTTGCTCAGTCTTCTGGTTCAACATCTTCATTTGACGACTCACATATGATAGAAGTAAACAGCACCGTGTCAGGTGCTACGTCTGTTTCTAATTACGAGTATGAATTACGAATACAAAATAAGAAGGCAAGGATCAAACTAATCAAACCAGAATTTTTAGAACTGATTACACAAGAATTTAAAACCTTGATAGGAGGATAAGATGGCCGATAAGGCAGCTCCCAAATATGATGACCTGAACAACAGATTCCCTGGCGATTTTAGAGCAGGTGAGATAATACTTTACAGTTACGGTGGTTCGCAGTTAGAAATATCAGGTATGACAGCCGTAGTCAACGTCTACCAAGATTTAGATTCAGCATTTTTATCAGGCAACCTCATGTTCATAGATAGCGTAGGTGCAGTTAATAAGTTGCCTATCATAGGTAACGAGTTTTTAGAGTTTAAATTTAGAACACCTATAGACGCAGGTGGTGATGAAGAAATGAACGCCACAAACCACAGATTTCAAGTATATGAAAAACGATCAGTAAGATCAACACAAAACACACAGGCTGTTGCCTTATTCTTTACATCAATCGAATCAATACGAAATGAGCGAATACGTGTATCAAAATCATTAACAGGATCATATGCAGAAATGGTTGACAAGATGGTCAAATCAGACAAATCCTTGCTCAACTCTAAAAAAGACCTATTCATTGACCCTACAAAAGGCGTGTACAAATACACGTTTCCTAATTGCAGACCCGCTGAAGGTGTAAGGCACATGACGTTTATGTCAGAGCCAGTCAATTACAAAACACCTGATTATCTGTTCTATGAAAACAATAGAGGTTTTCATTTTAGATGTTTAGAGTCATTGTATAGAGAGAGTGGTGACACATCACGTAACAGACCATTTGTTGCCTTTATAGACCTATTGTCAGCGTTTAATCCTAACTTTAGTACACCAGACGTAGAGTCAGAGTCGCCTATAACTAAACCATATTCATTTTCATTTAACGACTCATATAACACATTAAAAAATACAAGACGAGGCATGTTCGGTAGTGTGACCTATGCACATGACCTAATAGATAAGAAATTTGTAAAGAGTAAATTGACATACACAAACTACTACGAACAGGCATTACACATAGACGCACCGACAGGTGCTGGTGCAGTATATCAAGGTATCATGCCACCTGGTCCTGCTGACTTTGATGATGACTATACAATAGATGACAAATCATATGGTTCAACAAATAAACACCAGATCAATAGACTACATGCTAGTAAACTGACCAAGGCGTCAAGTGCTGACAATCGTAAGTATATGGATGATTATTTTGCTCGTGTATTTGTTGTACCTGCTACTAGATCAAATCACATTTTTAATAGTGAGGGTACAGATTCAGATCCTAGAATGACAGGTAAACAAAATTTATCAGAAGCAACAAGGGATTACTTCTCAATGAACATAGACGTACCAGGTAACTTTACATACAATGTAGGTGACCTAGTATGGTGTGAAGTGCCATCATATAACGCTGCAGATATGACAACAGACAATAAGGTTATGAGAGAAGACGTAATAGACCCATTTCTTACAGGTCGTTATCTAATATCTAAATTACACCATCAAATTGATATGATAGATCAGAAACACACTACAGCCATGACTGTGGTTAGAAACGTATTTGCCAATGATTTACCAAACGCTGACACATTTAAAGCACAAGCACATTTCAGATCACAACCTATAGATGTAATAGGGTCAGGCGTAGATATATCAACATTAACGCCTATTAAGAACAAATTAGACGGCAAAATACCGTCACCACAGATTAGTAACGTAAATGACATTGCTAAGAAGTTAGGTGTAGATTTGAATAGTACAGACATGAATATCAAGGATGCCGCTAATAAGGCGGTTAATAACGTCCTAAACAGTACTTCCAACAGAGTTTTGATGAACGAACACCTTGCAAAGATTAACAGCACAATACTAGAAAGAAAGACCGTAGTAGAGAAAATCGCAGAAAAAGCCAAGTTAGCACTAGGTGGTATCAATTTATCTAATGTAAACAACATACCACCATCAATGAGAGGTAGTATGCAAGGTAATATCAATAGTTTTGTACAATCCTCAATGGTTGCGTTTAAAAAGAACTTATCTAGTGCTAAGAGTTTCTTTAAGGGATTCTTTTAATGAATAAAACATTGAGCATCCTCAACGCTTATTGCGAAGTAGAAAAATTTTTGCTAGAGGGTATGGCCACATGAGAGGACACAATAGAATAGACCTACAAACAATGTAAGAACGAACTATTACAAACTTACAAAGGACCAAAGACAATTTGAACAATATGAAAGAAATATACACAAAAAGAGCAATGAATATAAGAGGTATCAACGATAGGCCTCTAGTAAGTGCTTCGCACCGCGGCGCCTACGCAATTCATTTAAATACGGATAAATATAAGCAGGTGACCGCTTTAAATACGGCTACTTATGGGAAAAAATAAATGAGTACTACAGATTTTATGGGCAGAGATGGCTTCATCTGGTTCGCAGGTGTTGTTGAAGATAGAGCAGACCCGCTTAAATTAGGTCGAGTAAGAGTAAGATGTCTAGGTTATCACACGGAAGACAAAGAGGCCTTACCTACTGCCGATTTACCTTGGGCACATCCATTACTGCCAATTACTGCCAGTGGCATATCTGGCATTGGGCAAACTCCTCTTGGCCTACTTGAAGGGAGTTGGGTGATTGGCTTCTTTAGGGATGCAGATACTAAACAAGACGCAGTAATACTTGGGAGTTTGCCTGGCAAACCCACTACTACAGGCGCACAGAACTTGGCCGAGGGCCTTGGCTTCAGCGACCCTAATGGTACTTACCCACGTTACGCAGGCGAATCAGATGTCAATAGACTAGCACGGAATGACGCAGACAATCAGAGCATTACACTAGAGGCACGTAAGGCATTTAGAGCGGCCTCTTATACAAATATCCCTAGTGCAAATATCTTACCTATTGCAGATGGCATAGTAGATATAGCACAGTCGGAGGGTGATGTGTGGTCCTTACCTGAAAATACATATGCAACTGAATACCCATACGGCCATGTATATGAGAGCGAATCAGGCCACTTATTAGAGTTTGACGACACGCCTGACAAAGAGCGTATTCTATTATATCATCATAGTGGGACAGAAACAGAAATCACGGCCGAAGGAACAAAGAACGAAGTAAATAAAGATTCAACTCATACGATAACCGAGAAAGACAATAAGGTCTATATCAAAGGGTCCTCTGACCTAACAATCGGTGGTCGCCATAAGATAATAATCAATGCAGATGGCCAATCAGATAACAACTACGACATACAGGTAGGGCCTAACGCTAATGTGAATATACAAGTAGATAAGGGTAACATTAATATGGCCGCTTTAGATGGTGATATTAATATGTTTGCTAATAACAATATGAATGTAAGAGTAGGTGGTACGTATAAACTAGTTGCTGGTAAGATATTAGAAACATCACAAAGTACAACCACACGTACAGCTCAGAATGAGTACCATACGTATGGTAACCCAATTGACCACAACTAAAACTGGCTGGGCTTTCTAATCTATAAAAGTAGTAAGTAACATAGAGATATAACGAAGCGGTATTTTATGGTTTTATATATGAAAATTTTTCTCGTGCTATTTTTTGTGTTATTAGTCGGCTGTGTCAAAGTATCAGTATCTTGTAATGTTAATAATATAGAAGAAATCGCATCCGCGGTCGAAGACTGTAAAGAACAACCTAACATGGCTATATCAAAGGAGTTTTAGAAGTTATTACTATTATACATAGTTATGTTGAAACCCAAAGGAACCATGCTAGAGCTAACAGATAACGCAATAAAGAGATTAACTTACATAGCAAATAAGGCAGGCACTCGTTATGTGAGATTAGACATTAAGGGTGGTGGATGTGCAGGCTTTGAATATAAGTGGAGTACTACGAATACAAGGGAAGATACTGATTGTTTATTAGGGAACGTATTAGTGGCCAGTTTAGAGTTAGAATTATACTTACTAGGAACTACGTTAGATTGGGTAGAAGGTGAGTTTAATAGTGAGTTTAAGATAACGAATCCTAATAGTAAAAGCAGTTGTGGCTGTGGGGAATCATTTAGTGTTTAGTATATGGGAGAAGTTACTAGGTTACTTGTTATTAGGTTATATAGGCTATGTTATAGTTTGTATGATACTAGGAACGATTGGTATCCTTTAAAATTTTTTCGCTTTACTGTGCGAATACTTTGATGATAACTTGTGCGGAATTATGTATAAAGAAAAAACACCAATATTAATCTCTATGCCTCGTAATGGCTCTCATTATGTAGCAACTTATTTAAGAAGACATTACCATAGAAATGGTTTACTATATCCTTTAAACGATTATAACGCTTTAGAATTGTTTAGTGATTCTAAACGTAAAAACATAAGCAGTATAATAGAGTTGTTTGAAAGTTTACGTAATAATTTTAATTTAGATGTGTTTAATATTTTTCATGGTCAGCATTTAATGCAAGATGTTAACATGTCTTCTAGGCCAAATATTCATATTTTGTTTGATTGGTTTAAAGAGTTTTATAGTGGTTATCAAATTGTTTTATTTCGTAGAAGAAATATATGGAAGACTTATTTAAGTTGGTTATTCCATAGTACTATTAGAAACAAATTAAACAATGAAGAAGATAATACAATACATCCGTGGCACAGCATGGAAAATAAACTTAATGATGATATTCTTAAATCAACAATAGAAAGTATTAAACCTGATTTTGTTCATAATGAATTAATATGGCAATCCTTTATAAGAGATGTTATTTTATTCAATGAGAAAATATGTAATTATTATCTCCATCATTATAATAAAGTGTTAGTAAGGGATTGGTGGTTAGAAGATTTAACTGAAGATATACTTGAAGAAAATTATCGTTATATAAGTGATGATAGCGAGATGTTAATACAAAATAAAAAAATGAAACCCAGCTCTATTAAGTATGAAAGTTATTTTAGTCTTTCAGAATTACATACTATAAAAACTAAATTTAATGAAGTTTACGAAACTACATTTAAGCCATATGGGTATTTGGTAGATTAAACGCCCACGCTTTTTCATAACACCAAAAGCATTGCCAACACCATGCAGTAAAGTCTTTAGTTTGTTTGCCAGAACCTACACAAGAACGTGTAATAGGAAACAAGTCTTCCATTAAACCTTCTTCTTTAAATACACCAGCAACAAATCTTTTATTTACATTTATATAAGGTTGATATACGTTATATGTTATATTAGGTTTGTTTGAAACATCACGTCTTGTTTCACCTTGTATTCTTTCTAAATTTCTAGGAGTATAGTTGATTTCAGGAAATCTTTCTTTTGCATATTTGGCAAATGCCATACGTATTTGTTTAGGTGGGTTTGCTGTCATACCATCTAATCTAATAGCACCTTTAAATTCATTCATAAATTCAGGTATTAGTTTATCTAATTGTAAAATCTTTGCAACAGCAGTTACCGACATGTTACCATATAGTTCTTGGTTATCTAGCATACTATCATATGCTTTAGGCCACCAACCACCTACTTCTCTATCGTTAAAGTCTTTGATTGTTATGTCATTTAACTTACCATTAGGAAACTTCTTTTGTAAGTATTCAACTATTTCTCTAGCTGCGTCAGCGTCTTTAGGAGCGTTTACGTCATTACACATAAAAGGAAATATTTCTATTTGTGGAAAGTGTTTTAATGTTAAGTATGTTGCTGATGATGAATCACAACCACCTGATAATGATACTACAACTTGTTTAGGTATAAAGTCATCATCAAAAACAATATCTTTTAATGCTTGTTCTTTATGTGGTGATTTGTTTATTTGTTCTTTTATATTAGTCCAAAATTCAATTGTTTGATTTCCATATGTTAAGTTCATTTCAATACTCCCTGTCTAACTTGTCTCCAACGTTGTAGTTCTGGTGTAACGTTAAAGTATTCTTCACTTTTTATTTTTTTAACTCTATTCTTGTCACTAGGTACAGCAAAGTTATCATAAGCCTTTTGTACATTTTTTCTTAATGTTCTACTTCTAGGATCAAAACCTCTATTTGTTTTTACTAATAATAATGTTATGCCTTCTTTATGTGCAATCTCTTTTGCTTGTTCTATTTCATGTTCATTGTATCCAAATATTATATATTGCCACACTATAGGGTGACCTGCCTGTACTCCCATTTTCATAGTTTCCCATACTTGTTTAAAATTAGAACCTATACGATACAATTCTGATTTCTCATCTAAACCATCAACACCAAAGTACCAACAATTTTCTCCTAGACCATAACTATATGCTTTTTCCCACCACTTCTCATCCATGCCTTTTGTATTAGTACCATTAGTTGCAACTCTTAAACCTTTACCTAAACCGTCCATCATTTCTAAAAATGCAAGAAAGTCAGGATGATATATTGGGTCTGATATTTGACCACAAAAGGTTATCTGATTTTCATAATAGTTTAATACTTTTCTAAATTCTGCTTTACCTATATCAAATGATCTTGCTATTCTAGGTAGACCTTCTACCTTTTGTCGTAAACATTGTGGGCAACGTAATATACATCTATGTGATAGATCCATATTAGGTGAAGATAGTTTTTGATTTTGAATATAGAAGTCTGTTAAATGGCTCATTTTTTATAAGTATCCTTTTCTAAATTACCACACTTGTATTGGCATTGTTTCAAAGCACAACTTGGATTATTTATTAGCGTATCAAAAAAATGTTCCCACTCTTTAGATCCATATATATCTTCTAACTTGTCAACATTTTTTAGTGCAAGGTGATCGTCTTTTAAATGAAAGACTTCCGTTACACCGTGATCGTTTTTAGGATCATCTAACCAACAACAAGGTAACATATAACCATCAGATGTATAGGCTGCTGGTTTATGATAACTTTTAGGTTGATATGTTAAACATCTAGGTTTAATTTTTATATCTTTAGGATTCATCTTTATATTGTAACACAAACTTAACACAAAGTCAAGCTAGTAACTCCTATTGTATTTTTTTGTCATTTATATACACTTCAATTTTTTCAAACCCATAATGATAGTTCTTATGTAGGTCTTCATTTAACATGGATGGAAAGATCCATCTTTTATTTTCATCACCATGTTTACCTTCTTTGATACTTATGTCTTTATTAAAGACTTCAGGATGTTCTAATCTAGTCATATCTGGATGAGGATATCCTACACCCACAAGTAGTTTAGGTTCTGATTTTAGTTTTAATAATTTTTGTACACTATCGCTGTTTTCACCGTTTATATCTCTTTCAAAGGCACTACAATAACCTGTTTTATATCCTAGTAAAGCTGCAGCCATAACTAATTGACCAGATGATATACCTATTGATAAATTCTTTTGTTCGTTTAAAGTATCTATTGCTATTCTAGTTGCGTTTGGTTGTGTAGCAACAATATGTGTACCACTTCTTATATTTTTAGTTTCATCACAATACACAAAAACAACAGGTGCTAGTATTTGAGAATTAGTTACAGTATATCTGTGGTCAGTTACAAACTTTTCAGCAGTTTCTCCAAATATTTTATCTGTTTGAGTATTTGTTTGAAAGGTAAATAATTGTGTTAACTTATAAATTTCTCTTATAATTTTAGGATCAGTATATACTCTTAAACTATAATGTGTTTCGTTTTGCTTTGATGGTGAGTTAGCTGCAACATAGATAAGTGTATCTAAATCTTTTTCTGAAACCATTTTATTCAAATCATAATTACGCTGTGCTTTTTTACATACGTCAATAGCATTCTCTATTTCATCATTCATGTGTTTATTTATTATAAATATTACTAACATAATCTTATATTAATTACCGAACATTGTAACAAGGAGAATAGTATGGCTAAAAAGCCTAAGAAGATAACTATATCCTCTCTAAAAAAGAAGGCACCTAAAGTACCTCCTTTCACGTGTATAAAGATTGACAATGTTATAAGTAAATTAGAGAAGATTGTAGAACGTAAAAAGACGTTAGATAAAAAACAACTAAAAGATTTAGTTAAGAAACTTGAAACATTAAGGGAGGCCAATGAGTCACTACGAGATAGTGGTATCTATTGGTACGAAAAATTAAAACTGTTATTAA